GTAGTGCTAATGGAAGAGAGTGAATCAGAAGATACATATGTTGACATCGTAGACGGTGTTAAAGTAGAGTGTGGTATAACATCACCTCACTTTATAACTAATACAGAAAAACATACATGTGAACTAGACAATCCGTTAGTTTTTATTTGTTCTTCTGAAATACCTAATGTTAGAAAAATACAAAATATACTAGAATATGTTATAAAGAACAACCGATCTTTACTTATAGTAGCTCCAGTAGCACAGCAAGTAAAGTCGGCGCTTTTAATGAACAAAGTAAAAGGTAATATAAAAGTTAATATTATTGATTTACCTGGCTTTGGTCCTACTAAAAAAGATGCTACAGAAGATCTAGCTATACTTACAGGTGCTACAGTACTTAACGAAGAGCTTGGTGATGATTTAGATTTAATGAAGCCTGAACATTTAGGTGAAGCTGAGTTTGCTGTAACTGATGATAAGCATACAGTGTTAACGCTAGAAGGCATGACTGAAGGTATTGAAAGTAGAATAGATGAATTAAATAAACATTTACTTGAAGAGCAAAATGGTTTTATGAAAAGAAAACTAGAAGATAGATTAGCCATGCTATCTGGTAGTGTAGGTATAATACGAGTAGGCGCTAATTCTAAAGTTGAACTTAAAGAAAAGAAAGATAGAGTTGAAGACGCTATATATGCTACTAAGGCTGCTTTGCAAGAAGGTATTGTGCCGGGTGGTGGCGTAGCTCTATTAAACGCTAGTCAAGAGATAAAAGCTAAAAGATGTGGTAAAGTATTACTTAATGCATTATCTGCTCCATTTAAAACTATACTTGACAATGCTGGTTTAGAACAAATAGCGCCAAGGCCTATTAAAGGTATAGGTATAGACGTAATAACTAGCAAAGAAGTTAATATGGTTGATACTGGTATTATTGACCCAGTACTTGTAACTAAGTCTGCGCTTAAAAACGCTGTGAGTGTAGCATTAACTATTATGTCAGCGGATTGTGTAATATCAAATGTACGTATACCAAATGCAAGCAGTTAACGATTAT